AAACAGTCGCGCATTTTTGTGTGCACATGCATACGTTCTGCTGATCTTGGGGGCGGGCTGTGCAGATCCGGGCGACGATCAAGCGTGGTAACCGCCGCGAGTCGTTGACGGCCTTGCGTGACCGCCTCGCCGAGGAGATCGACGGGGCTACCTCGAGCCGTGACGTGGCGGTCCTCGCCAAGCAGCTCACCGATGTGATCCGCGAGCTGGACTCGCTGCCGGCCGCGGAGGAGGCGTCGATCTTCGATGACCTTGCTGCTCGACGCGCCGGCCGTCGTAACGCCGCGGGTAGCTAACTGGCCTGCTTACGGCGCGTCTGCCGGCCGGGAGGCGATCGAGCTCGCCGCGTCGGCGGGGTTGGTGGCGGACGAGTGGCAGGCGTGGATCATCGAGCGGGCGTTGGGGCTCCGCGACGACGACACGTGGGCCGCGTTCGAGGTCGGGGCGGTGATCCCGCGTCAGAACGGCAAGGGCGCGCTAACGGAGATCCGTGAGCTGGCCGGGCTGTTCTGGTTCGGCGAGAAGCTGATCTTGCATTCGGCGCATGAGTTCAAGACGGCGCAGGAGGCTTTTACCCGCGTCGTCGCGATCATCGAGAACAGCGACGATCTGCGTAAGCGGGTGTCGCGGATCCGGAAGAGCGACGGCGAGGAGGGCATCGAGCTCTTCTCGGGTGGCCGGCTGCGGTTCGTGGCCCGGTCGACGGGGTCGGGGCGTGGGTTCGCCGCGGATTGCGTGATTTTGGATGAGGCGTTCGCGTTGACGCCGAAGCACATGGCGGCGCTGTTGCCGACGTTGAGTGCCCGCCCGAATCCGCAGATTTGGTACACGTCGACGCCGCCGCAGGAGCCGACTGCGTTGCTGTCGGCGCTGCGGAGACGTGGTGTGGCAGGTGCTCCGCGGTTGGCGTATTTCGAGTATTCGCCGCCGCTGGACTTTCGGCCTACCCCGAGTGATGAGCCGTCGACGGTGGCGGATCGGGCGATGTGGCTGGTGACGAACCCGGCGATGGGGATCCGCATCGCGGAGGAGTTCGTCGAGTCGGAGCGTGCCGCGTTGCCGGATGGGGAGTTTTGGCGGGAGCGGTTGGGGATTTGGCCGTCCGCCACGAGTGATGCGCCGATCAGCTTGCAGGCGTGGCAGGAGACGGCCGCTGACCGGAAGAGGCCGGCAAAGGCGTCGCCGTTTTTCTTCCTGGATGTTGAGCCGGGCATGAAGTCGGGGTCGATCGGTGCGGCGTTCGGCGTGCGGGATGTCCCGCATGGGGAGTTGGCGGATCACCGGCTGGGGACGGACTGGCTGGTGGCCCGCGCGGTGGAGTTGAAGAGGGCTTACCCGCGGGCGGTGTTCGCGGTTGAGACGTTGGGCGCGGCGAGCACTCTGCTGCCCGTGCTGGCTGAGGCGGGCATCGAACCGGAGCGGTTCGCCGCCGCGGATATGGGCCGGGCTTGTTCTCACTTGCAGAAGCTGGTCGGCGATAGGGCGGTCACCCATTCGGATGATCCGCTGTTCGGTGAGGCGCTCGCGGGCGCGGTGAAGATCGACCGCGGTGAGGGCCTGTGGACGTACGGCCGACGTAAGTCGACGACGAACATTTCGCCGCTGGTGGCAGTGACGGGCGCCCTTTGGCTGCTGAGGCTCAACACGGAGAAACCCAAACCGATGATCGTCGTTTCTGGCGGAGGCGGGTGATGCTGTGAGGTTTTGGCCGTCGTTCAGCCGCGCCCGTGACCTGCAGATGGTCGCCGACCGTCCTGGGGTGTCGTTTTCGGTTGATGTGCCGCAGGAGATGCTGCAGGGGATGACCTCGGGGGGGCGGATCGCTCCGCGGATTTCCCGCAATGAGGCGTTGCAGGTGCCGGCGGTGTTGCGGTCGAGGAACCTGATCGCCGGCACTCTCGGGTCGCTGCCGCATACGGTGCACGGCCCGGACCGCCGCGAGGTTGAGACGACGTATCTGCTGGGCGGGAACATCGACCCGGATCTGCCGAACTCGGTGATGTTGGCGCAGACGTATGAGGATCTGCTTTTTGAGGGGATCGCCTGGTGGCGGGTCCTGTCGTTCGGGTGGCATGGCTACCCGGTGACGGCGTCGCTGGTGCCGGTCGGGTCGGTGCATGTGGCGCAGACGGGCGCTTTGCTGCCGTCGCAGCAGGGGATCACCCCGGATCAGCCGTTCCCGGCTAACGGCCAGGTGTACATCGACGGTTACCCGGTCAGCGACCGGGAGGTTATCCGCTTCGATTCGCCGAACCCGCCGCTGCTGAGGCATGCGGCGCGGGCGATCCGCACGTGTCTGACGTTGGATCAGGCGGCGTCGAACTATGCGGACACGCCGATGCCGTTGTCGCTGTTCACGCCGAAGGAGGACACCGACCCGGGTTCGGAGGCTGACATCGAGGCGATGTTGAACGCCTGGGAGGCGGCTCGGTCGGTGCGGTCCACCGCCTACGTCGGCGCCGCGCTCGAGTATGAGGCGATCGGCTGGACCGCTCAGGACATTCAGTTGGCCGACTCCCGCCAACATGCCGTGTTGGAGATTGCGAGGGCGGCGGGGATCGACCCGGAAGATCTCGGGGTCAGCACCACGTCCCGCACGTATCAAAACGCGGAGCAGCGCCGCCAGGACCTGATTGACTTCACGTTGGGTGCGTACGTGTCGGCGATGCAGGATCGCCTGTCGATGCGGGATGTGCTGCCCCGCGGCTACAAGGCGAAGGTCAAGTTCGAGGGGTTCCTGCGGTCGGACACGTTGACCCGGATGAAGACCTATGAGATCGGTCGGCGGGTCGGTGCGTACAACGACGAGCGGATCGCCGACCTGGAGGACATTCCCTCGGCGCGGGTGTCAACCCCCTCGATGCCGCAGCAGGTGCGCGACATACAGAACACGCCGGTGCCACCGCCATCTACGCAACAGGGGGCCGATGTGCCTGCCGCGTCTTTTACCACTGACACCGACAGCGTGAGGGTGCAGTTCACTGCCCCGGAGGTTGCCGCCGCGTTCCGGGTCGACGTCACGAAGCGCACCATTTCGGGGCTGGCGGTGCCGTGGGGCAAGTACGCGAGGAACAAGGCCGGAACGTGGCTGTTCCACCGCGGCAGCCTGTATTGGGCCAACGACATTGGGCGCGTGAAGATGAACCGCGACCATGATCACGGCCATATGCAGATGATTGGCCGCGCGGTTCGGCTCGACGACCAGGCGATCGGCCTCGACACCAGCTTCAAGATCGCCCGCGGTGAGGACGGGGACAAGGCCCTGTTCAGTGCTGAAGACGGCGTGTCCGACGGCCTGTCTATCGAGATCGAAGACATCGAATATGACGACTCGCCCACTGTGGCTGCGCAGCACCCCGGAGTGCGAGTGGTTCGGCGTGCCCGCCTTACCGGGGTTGCGCTTACTGCGGAACCAGCATTTGACGACGCCCGCGTTAGCGGGGTCACGCTTTCCAAGGAGAAGGGAACCTCAATGACCGCCACGGTCGACGAGCAGAAGAAGCCGGACGACTCGTTCGACTTCGACGGTTACATGAAGGACCTCGGCGCGAAAATGGTCGAGTCGCATAAGGACCTGACCGAGCAGTTCGCCGCCACGTTCGGTGAGGGACTGTCGGCGGGGATCAAGACCGCGCTCGAGGATCTGCCTCACCCCCAGTCGGGTCCCGAGTCGGTGAAGGCGGCCCGGTTCCAGGTCACCTATGAGCCGCCGGTGTATGCGTTCGCCGGCACCGGGTTCTCGCTGGTGCGGGATGCCTATCACGCGTACCACCAGCGGGACCGGGATGCCGCGGAGCGGCTGCGGAAGTATGAGCAGCAGACGCAGGAGATGGCGAAGCTTGCCACCGCCGCGTTGGAGCAAGCCCGGTTCACGCCGCAGTCCACTACCACGGCGGCGGCGATCATCCCGCCCGGCTACCGGCCCGACCTGTACGTGTCGGAACTGTTGAAGGGTCGCCCGCTCGTGAACGCGTGCGCCCGCGGCAGCATCGACAACGCGACACCGTTCGTCGTCCCGGTGTTCGGGTCTGGCGGGTCCACCGCGGACCACGTTGAGGGCACGAACCCCACGGATGGATCGCTGACGCTGACCACGAAGACGGTCTCCCCCGGCGGCATCTCCGGCCGGTTGACCCTGACCCGTGAGATTGTCGATTCGTCGAACCCGGCAATCGACCAGATCGCGCTGTTGGCGATGCGTGAAGCGTACTCGCAGCAGACTGAGGGCAAGGTGTACACGCTGCTGAACGGCGCGTCCGGCGCTGGCGGCACCATCACCACGGGTTTGGTCCCGTCGGGTGCGCAGGCGGCCACGTTCGTCGGCACCACTGGCACCCCGCCCGCTTTGATCGGCGGTATCCGCTCCCAGCTCGCGGGTTACCCGTTCGCCAGGTTCGCGTCCCCGTCGTCGGCGTTGATGGGGCAGAACGCGACGAAGATCCTCGCCACCGCTGCCGACTCGACGGGTCGCCCGATCTTCCCGTCGGTGGGTGCGATGAACACCACCGGTCTCGCGAACGCTGTCGACCAGGCGTGGTCGGTTGACGGTCTGAACTTCCAGCCGGCGTGGGCGATGACCGGCACCGCCGCCGGTGACACCCAAATCGCGATCTGGAACCGCAACGACTTCTGGGTGTGGGAGTCGCCGCTGCTGTCGTTCCGGTACGAGGAGAAGGTCGGCCCGGCGAACATCGAACTGAACGTGTTCGGTTACTTCGCGACCGCCCTGATCCGCCCTGTCGGACTGTCCGGTATCCGGATCACCTGATGGCTGACGCAGCCAAGAAGACGGCAGCGAAGAAGGCAGAGCCGGAGCCTGAAGTTGAGGCTCCGGCCAAGGCCGAAGAGGTCAAGGCCGAACCGGAGAAGGCGCCCGCGAAGGCGGAACCGGAACCGCAGGTTCACGCGGGCGGGCATGTGCTCACCGAAGACGTCGGCTGGGTAGTCGAGGAGGAGTCGTAATGGCTGTTCTTACTGTCGAGGACGGCAGCGCCGGTATCCAGTCCGTGACCATGAATCCATGCACCGGCGGCGGCGATTCGGTCGCCGCCGGGGTGAAGGTGGGCGGCTGGGAACTCCCGGTCGTCCTCGTCGTCCGTAATGGCGATGCGTCGTCGAAGACGGTCACCGTATCCGGGGTTGCCTATGTCGTGCCGGCGACGACGGGTACGGCGGTGATCCCGGTGCGCGGCTCACTGCATTACGGCGACTCGGTCGCGATCACCTATTCCGCGGTGACGTCGCTGACCATCGGCGCCGTCCGCCTCTCCTCACCGCTCGGGTAACCCATGACGTTCGAGTCGCAGGTTTCGGCGGTTGTTGAGGCCTCGGTCACGCATGCTGCCCCGTGCGTGGCCGAGTGTCCCGTCTGCTACCCGTCGGATGAGAGCGAGGACTGATGGCGATTGGTTTGTCCCCGGTCAACATGGCCAACGCCATCTTGAACATCTACCGGGGCACCACCTTTACGGGGATCGCGACCCCGTTCATCCAGTTGCACACCGCTGATCCGGGGGTGAACGGCACCACCGCCGTGAGCGTGGGTGACGCGACCCGTAAGGCGATCACGTGGAACGCCGCGTCGGGTGGCTCCATGACGTTGGCGACGTTGTCGGCGTGGACGAACGGTGGCACCTCCGAAACGATCACCCACGTGTCGCTGTTCTCGGCGTCGTCGGCGGGCACGTTCTACCAGTCGTTCGCGCTGACCGCGTCGCAAGCCTGGGTGTCCACCAACACGCTCACCATTACGACGTTCACGATCAACTACACGCCGCTGGCGGCCTGACATGAGTGCTGGCGGATGGCTGGAATGTTTGACTTCCGCGAAGGTCGCGGGGCCGTCGCTGTCGACGTTCACGACTGCGGTGACCGCGATCCCATCGCCGGCACGGCACACGATCCCTGCCGACGAGTGGGATGAGGGTGACATCATCGTCGTCGAGGCCGCGGGTCGGGTGTCGAACGTAGTCACCTCGCAACCGACCTTCACGTTCCAGTTCATGCTGGGCACGGTGGCCACGCCGATTATCGCTGCTACGACTGGGGCGGTGCTGACGTCGACGACGGTGCACACGACCGTCCCTTGGTATCTGCGGTGGATGA